CACGTATTACCAGAAAACGGTGCCCGACATTACTCGTAGGCAAGAAACATTAAAAACTAAATAATGATAGAAAAATAAAAATTGAATTATTAATGTGGTTAATTATGCTGTGGATTTACTTGATACGGCTCCACGTAATGGCCGTTGCGGTGCTTCTACACGCGTTTGAGCGAGTTGATTTACTGGAGCTACTGCACCTGCAGCTCTTACTCTCATATCAAAGTTGACATTTTGATTTGCGGCGTAATTTTGTTGGTCAAGATCGGCTCTGAGTTGAGCCATTCTACTCTCATGTGTATGTTGTCCGGCTTGCATATTTTGACTATGGCCGAACTGTGCTCCCTGCATTTCTCTATAGCGTTTGTCGATGAGGTTGGCTGTGTTCCAACTTAGATCACGATCGAGTTGATTTTCTCCTGCTTGCCATTTTCGATTATTGTGATCTGAAATGGCTCCTCCGATTCCCGCCATGCCTCCTCCCGCCATTCCGAGAAGCAGAGAGGCTTGATTTTTGTCTTCTTTGGTTTTCAAGCGCATAAATTCTTCTTTTAATACGCTTAGTTCATGTCGTGACGTGATTTCTTGAAGCCTGCGATGGTCGCGTGGCATTTCAGGGACGTTCATATAGTCCAAAATTACTGGATGAGATTTCACAGTGGATGCCATCGCGAGTGGAGCAAGTCTGTCAATCCATGATGAAGTGTCTGTGGTTGGAAGAACAATGGTACGAGTTCCAAATTGAACATTGCGGAAAACAAGACGAGAGATTTCTGTACCATTGTATTGAACAAATCGTCGTCCATTTGTAATTACAAATCCAACAGCAGAATCATATCGCACTGAAGCAACAATTCTTTGACTTTGTGGATCTTGTAAGTCAAACTGAACAACTCCGTTTGTACGACTTGTCAATGTATTAAAATAATCGTAGAATCGTTTTTCTACGCTTGTGACACTGCTTGTTGGGTTTGAAGTAAGACCTGTGAATGCTCCAAATGGTACTGAGTCAAATCGAAGCAGAGTTTCATCAGAATTGAGCGAATACTGAAAGACGCTTGAGCCTGTTGCTGTAGTTGTGATTTGTGTCGATTTTGCTTCAAGACGCAATGGCATGGAACCCGGTGCACTGATGCCAAATGTAGCATCAAAAAAGAAGATTTTCACTACCAGTCCATCAATAAATGCACAAATGCACGCTTTACTTGTGAGTGACGTAGTTGCATACGTAATTGTTCTTGTCTCATTGGTACGAATGGCTCCATCCCAGCCTGGACTTCCTACTAGACGGGCGTAAACTGCATCGATGGTTGGTGCAGATAGCGCGTATGCTGATGACGACGTTGCATTTCCGCCATTGAAAATTTTGACAACAGCTTCTCCTTCCATGTATACGCCTTTGTGATCTGTTGCAAATGACTTGTGAATTAATTGTGGAACAACACTACCATCAACCATTGAGCTCTCACTTGTGTAGTATCCTGTTGAAACTGGACGATAGGCACTTCCTTGCGTAGTATCATTGACCCAAGATTGAAGAGGCGGGTATACTGCTGTTGGTTTATGCCACAAGTCACGTGTACTAGGAGTTTCTGTGGGCGCTCCTAGAATTGGATACATGTTGCCATCTGTTGACATGTAGATTGGCAAAGATGTATCCAATCCATATTCAGAGAAAATTGTTCCGATAGCATTTCCTGCAAGAGAATTCTGTGCTGCGGATTGATCTCCCGTTGGTGGAACTCGAATGGTCGTTGAAGTTATAGGATCTGAAAATCGGAATCCTTGACTCAATCTAGAGCCAATATTTAAATAACAAGCGGCTGACTTATTATCAAATGGATTGACTACAGCTTGATAAATTCCAACTACGAGTCCTGGTCGCGGCATAGTGGCATCTTCTTCGTCAATTGCTGTTGTTCGAACAAATTTTTCTACACGAGCATCTTCCAGCAACATGAAAGTTGTTGAAGTGCCATTGACTTGTGCTGTTTTCCATGAGTATTTTTGATACTCCTCATCAGGGAGAATATCTCCGACTTTGATATTTCGGACGTCAGGAAGCCACGCGAAGTATAGTTCTCCCATGAATACAGGTTGACCAATAAGATGGTATCGAAATTCAAGTGGCCCCACAAACATGGTATGCAAATTTGCAAGGGATCGAATGTATGAATTGAGTCTTGTTGGATCATAAGCATCAACAGCTAAAATTGTGCCTCGAGGAACTAATTGATTGATTGGCAATTGTGGTGTGTGATCGACGCATTGACGGTATGCCATGTCAAGAATGTTAAAGTCCCTTCCTGAAAACGCCAGCATGTCTGGTGGACACAACAAATTAGGTTGTTCTGCCACTGCTGTTGGTTGACCTAACATTGTTGTTGGTGTCTCTTCTAAACGAGCGGGGCTCATTATTTGCGGCGTAAGTTCAATTGGGGGAGGAGGTTGAGAATTTGGTTGCGCAACGGCTGATAAGCCTGCACTGGATGTTGACATATTTCCGACAGCTGATTGATTTCTGTCTTGACGTAATCGGTACAAAGTTTCAATGATTCCTGTTCCTTCACCTTCCAGGGCAATGTGATCCAATGCTTGAGTAACTGCTTCCTCATCATTAGGTTGACTGACCATAATTGCTACGTCTTCTTCTTCGTGATTTTGGTATTGATTATACAAGTCAACTCGAGCAGTATAAACTGCTATTTCAAGATCCTCGTCACGTCCAACTGCCTGTATTTGATCTGCTGGAATGGTAATCAGGCACAAAAACGATTTTCCATCAAAAACTCTCATTTCTGAGGCTCCGATTGCTTGTATCTTCTGCTTGCAAAAGCGGGCTAATGACTCCTTTGGAACGATGCGCTGTATATTGTGCGCGTCAACAAGAGCTTTATAAGCTGAAAACTTACTAGCTTTCTTATTGACTCCAGTTCCACTGAATGTTTCGTCTCTTCCACGCCATTTCACTGAAATGGCACACTTAGACGGAATGTCATCATCTACTTTTGGTGATGAATGCTCGATAATATCGGGCTTTGCAATTTTATAGTGGTTGCACCACTCTTCGACAAGAATTACTGGTGAGGTATTCATCTGGTTCGAATCTTTGTTTTCAGAGATTTGTAAAATTCTTTTAAACATACTACGTCCCAAAACTATTTCCTCTGTTTCTTTCTCTCGGATGTCATGATATCGCAAATCAAACTTTTGCAAAGTTTCATACGATACTCCTCGCTTCTGAAAGTTGGCTCGAATAATCTTCGCGACTCTAAGGAACTTATCATAGAGGCTTTTTGGATGAAGGGACGCCTCTGCCAATGCCAAGTTCACATTTTGTATAATTTGTTCTTCATTGGTAACCATAGTGGTATACTCGCCCTTGTGAATAGGTTTGCGAGGCGGCGAGTACCATTCCAACAATGCTTTCAAAGTAGAAATCTTTAAAGCTGGCACGATTACATTGTTCCTAGTGCGACGAATTTTTCTGCTGCAAAAGGAGAGTTCCTCATAGGACTCATATTCGATGGGTTTGACTTTGTCTGCTGACGTCACAGTGACTCCAATTGTAGCATAGGTGTCTTTGATTTCTGCGATATTGACTACTTCCATAAATTCGGGAGTTACAGAAATAGTCAAATCATCGCCCAAATCAATGGCATCCATGTGATGTTGAAGCCACTGACATGATTGTCCGGACAACTTTGTGAAGACATAATACAGCATTATTTCATTTGCAATTGAATCACCAAGGCTTGTAAAATAAAATCCTGAACTTATGCCTTGATAAGTCTGACAAATTAAGTTCCCAACTTGACGGTATGCACAACACGTTTGAATCATGAGAGCGTTTGCCATTGTCCATGTTGATTTCTGTTCTGCTTTTGGATCTATTATACGAAGCGCCAAATAATAAGCTGCTTTAACTATTACTGGATGAAGGTGACGGTCATACTCTGTAAAATCAAACTGAAGCAACTTTCCCCGTTTTCTGATAAGGCGCTCATATAACATTGGGAAATCAGTTAAAGGATTCAGCCCAATTTGAGGAACTCCACTTTGGCGCGATTTCCAATCTTGTGTCGCTGCCACTGCATTCATTAGGATCATACGATGTGCCATTACACAACTTGCATCAGCTGAATCAAACGTTCGAATTTTTCCTATTCTCACTTTTTCCGCTGGTCGCAGTTCGCCTTTGAGGCAAACTTTGGTCATTGTCTGATACGCTATTCCGTTTTGAATATGATCCATTATAAGGAACGCACGCTCCTTAAAATCAATGGCAGCCGGTGTGCTTTTTAGTTCCCAGCGTTGTGTCGTTTTATTGAAGTCAAATAGTTCTTTCTTTTTCGAAATACGATATTTGTCATGAAAATATGGACCTGCTGATGTATCAAGATCCATACGATTTGTCTTTCCAAAGAGTGGATGTCCTGCCTCGTACCCATTTACTGCCTGATCAAAAGTTGGCAATTGTGGATGTGATGCGTACAGAGTTGTGTATTTGTCTTCCAAGAATGTAATTACTTCCCACATTCGTTTATTATCAGGCATGGGCAACTCATCCCCATACGGAGAAAATTGAGTGCAAAGAATGTCAGGTCGTCCCTCTTTAATAACACAATTAGACATATCGATCTTATATGTTGTGGATGTCGGTATCATTCCTGAGTCTGATTTAAATTCTTTGAGGACTTCTTCTTGAAAGCCTGTAGACACACGTGTAGGTTCG